AAAAAAGTGCCCGTATCGTCTTGTTCTAGAACAAATCTTCTAGTGGTAGAGAAAGGCTTAAGTATTGATCTCACTCCATCATTTGCAGCATTTTGATTTGTTGTATCCACAAACACGACTTCTTGAGACAAATGTTCCACTTCGTAGTACCTGTTGCCCTCCGCATCGTATACCGAGATAACTTCTGAAATATTTGGGGCACCAATACGAATTCTTTTAAATTTTTCAAAAACTGAATTTGTCAAATCAACAGTTGCTATTTGAAGGACACCAGACTGTACTTGTCCGTAGTTTCTTACCGCAAAATAAGTTGTTGCACCGGTTGTGGAGTTAAATCTAGCAGCAACGATATCAGAAGTCTCATCTGAAAAATTTACGTCTTCTGAGAGAATAAAGTTTCCACCATCTGGTGTTACAAAACTAGTTCCTTCTTTCAGAATTGGTAAGTAAGTGTCGTCTGGTGCTGTACCATCAGAATTTGCTGGGCACAAGACAAATAGTGAAACAACCCCAAAAGAAGATGGTGTTCCTGCAAACTTGTACCCCATTGCTCTTGCATGCTTCCTGACATTCTCGAATTCCAAAGAAGTATCTAAAAAACTCTCATTAACATGGTAATCCAAGTAGTAAGAGAGAATGTCTCCAGAATAAGCAACAGTATCTAAAACCAAAGACCCAAATGACGCGTCAGAAAAGTCTCTGTATGCGTTTGGATAGTATCTTTTGGCGTATTCAACCAAATCCTCTTTGATGCTTTCAAACTCTCTGCTCGTGTATTTAATTGCAACATTTTTATTTTTTGGCATATATAATCCTCACAACTACAGTAAGTAGTTTTCTTTCCAAATTTAAATTTAGACAGGCAAATTCTCTAAAGTTTCAGATAAAGTCAACTCATACAAGGACGCAAGATTAGAATCTTTAACATAATAACTCATTTTTATTGACATTTGATTAGCGCTATTGAAGGTTATATCAAGAGCGGTTATTTTTATGTATGGCAAGTATGTAGAAATTTGTGATAAGATGTTTTCTCGTATA